AACTGCTACTCTACGCCAATTAGAGTTCCCTGCCGTCACACATCAGAACGGATTCGGGGCACAATACTGTCGCCTGTGCGGGCTTATTTGGCGTTATTTTGCCTAGTTTTCTTGAAGTTTCTTAATGTGTGAGCCATGTACACGTACTTGAATATGACCGTTATAATAGTCATTTGATTCCAGTACTCGTCTACTAAACTGCTCACGAGCCTCTATATAAGAGCATTCTGCCTTGGATTTACAATAGAAAAGTATTTCTCTAGTGAAGTTGTGTGTGCCTAATTCCGCAATGTCCTTGCTTAGTTCTGGTGAGCTACCGTAGTATTCACGCCAATCACTGTCAATTTTGCTACGAATTTTCTTCTTTTTCTTTGTGCCGTTCTTTAACTTTACAGTCTTGTAGGTCGTTTTAGAGAATTTTGCTAGTTTTTTGCCTATGTACCTACGCCCGCTGAGAACATTTGTTATAAGATATACAAATCCTATACAGTCCTCTGGAAGCAGTTCTATTAATTGATTCTCGTAAGTCCATGACATGCAGTAGTTAGCAGTCTAGTCCTCACTGGTCGAGCCTTTTTGATTGCGTTTGTGTGCCTTTTTCTCTGCCATGTCTACGTCTTTCCAACGTCGCCATTCCATTATAGAAACTCGTCGTTTAGAGCAGACTCGCCTAATTTCTGACAGCAGTGCGCGAGTATCCATACCCGCTCTTTTAGTGCCTTCATTGAGCCATTTTTGATTTTGCTCAAAGTATAATCTGAATAATCGCATGATTTCCGCATGCAGTTCTTCATCCTGATGCATTACTCATTGATCTCCAAGTCGTTAGCATAGCTAGTAAAGCCATTTTCTTTAATAACTTTTAGTACATTGTTAACACGACCAATCAATTCATCCTTGTGCGATATCAAGAAAATATTCTTCTTGCGTTCACGTGCCATCTTTTTAAGCACAGCTAGTGCGCCCTCAACACCTGACGCATCAAGTCCGTTGTCAATAAGCTCGTCAACAAACAACAGGTTGATCTGCTGATATAAACTTTCCCATACATCACGGAAACTCCACGACAGCGACAAGATAAGACGGTTACGTTCTCCTCGACTTAGATTATCAAAGTCTAAGTCTTGCCCCAGTTGTGTTATTAGAACTGTCAGATCATTTTGGAACAGCACAGTATGAGGTAAACCCATCTTGTCTAAGTAGTAGGTCAATCTGTTGTTCAAATAAGCTAGGTTTTGATCTATGATCTTCTTACGTATAAAACTATCCTTGCTGGTCAATAACTTGAGCAAGAACTCTTGATGCTCTTTAAGTCGAGTGAGATTGTTAACACGGTCCCAGTTGATTTCCTGTATAGCAGTGTGTCGCAGTTCGTCAATTTGCTCTTGATAAGGATCTGTTTCCCCGTCCTTGATCACAAGGTTAGTTTCCAGAGTTTTTAAATTGTTCTGATGTTTAAGTGCTTGCTCAACTGTGTCATAGTAAGTATCTGGTCGAGCACTTGTCTCACCAACAGCAGTAATTTCTGCTTGTATTTTAGCACGATCTTTTGAGACCTTGTCAAAATATTTCTTAGCCTCATCGAGATGCTTGATAGCAGTAGCAGACATTTCTTCATGCTTGTGATCATGTAATTCTTGTCCACAAGCGTGGCAGGTCTTGTTAGCCAGCTTGGCGAGCTCGCCGTCATACTTTGTGACGCTTCGCTCTGCTTGCGCTATCGCGCTGTCTAACGTAGCACGTTCCTTATTTAGGCTTTTCAGCTTCGCTGCCTTTTCTTCATAGGCCTTGAGCTCCGCATGCTTCGCAAGCTCAGCGTCAATATCTACACTTTCTAATTCTACGATTGCACGAGCAATCTTTTCAATATCAATATCGTGTTGACTATTCCAAGCGGTTTGTCTTGTCAGCAAGCTATCAACGCTTAGTTGGATTTTTTCATTACTTTTCTTTGCGGCTTCAATGTCTGCTGATTCTTGAGTAATGCTATCTTTAGTTTGTTTAATTAATTCTTTAAGTGTTTCTGCTTTTTCACTTAGTAAAGTAATACCTAGTAGCTGTTCGATGATAACACGTTGGTCGTTAGCCCGCATGGACAAAAACGGTTCGGTATAAGTGTTAAGAGCAACCACGTGCTTGAACATGTCGTGCGACATTCCTAGAAGTTCATCCAAGTCTTTCTGGGTTTCTCGCATGTCGCCCTGTGCATCATCGGTTTCTTCACCGTCCTGTTCTACATCATTAACATAGAACTTCATTAGTGTAGGTTTTCGACCTCGCTCAACACGATAGTCAACCCCGTCTTTTTCAAACGCCAGTGTGACCAGCATGTTCTTATTGTTAATCTTATTGATAAGATTGTCTTTTTTAATGTTAGTAAGTGCATTGCCAAACAAAGCAAAACTAAGAGCATTTACAATAGTTGTTTTCCCAGTACCATTACGGCTACCGCTATCGTCGCCACCCTGATCTAAGTTTTCACCTAGTACAAGTGTTAAGTTTTGTTGTGCGAAATTCACAGCCTGGGTTTGATTACCCACACTCATAAAGTTTTTAACAGTTAATTCTTTAATTTTTATCATATGTCCAGCTTATCCCGAATGGCTACAACAGCACATTGATGGCATATATCTCTTCCTAGGGTATTAGTTACGATTTCGTAATCTTCTTCTTTAAATCCTTCGCCCGTACTATACCTTCTGCAGACAGTATCAGTACCAGTCCAAAAATGTACAACTTTGCTTTTTTCTTTTTTAGCTAGATAAACCCCAGTAGCAGGGTTCGGATCATTATTAACTATGTGTTCTTTCATAGACTATTATAAATCTCCAACAGGGTATTTTTGTCAAACTGATCAGAGTCGATACTGATAATTTGACTTGACACGATCTGATCCACACTTTCAAATGCTTGGATATCAATGTTAGTGTTAATCTCAAGATCTTTCTTTTCTGCAATTAGTGTAAGTTCGCGAATGTCGTAGTCTGCAATAAATTTTTCTTTAATAAAACTAGCTTCTTCAAAGCTAATATCAATATCCAACGTAACCCGTAAATGCTGTTTAGGCAGTATTACTTCGTCAGCGCGATCAATTAGTTCGCTTAATTTAATAGTACGGAACGTAGGCTGTTTAGGCCAAGTGTGATATTTTGGAGTTCCACCCCATTCTAATACCATCATACCACGTTCGTCATCCCATGCGTCTGCATAGTTGTGCGGAAACGCATTGCCGATATAGATCATGTTTTTTTGTTGCTGACGTTTGTGAAAATGTCCGCTAAATCCCAGCTCGTAACCTTTAAAACTATCCAGTTTAATTTCACCGTGATCAGGCATTTGTACCATGGCATTCATAAAGAAGCTAGGAAGCTCAAAGTGACCAAATATATACTTGCCGCCTTTTTTACCTATCGACTTCCATTCGTCACCGACAAGCCAGGGACAGAGTGTAACGTCCCCAATGGTAGTCGGTTCATGCACCACGGTGATGCCGGGAATATATTTTCCAAACTCAACACTGTGTATATCCCGTTTATCTTTATAATACAAATCATGATTACCAGGGAAAAAGTAAAATGCATCGAACGCCTGACCGAGCTTTTCCAAGGCCCGCAAGCTATAGTCCATAGTAGTGATATTAAGACTATTGCGATTGTGATGCCAATCACCCATAAATATTCCAACATCGCACCCCTCCTCTTTTGCCTTAGAAATATACCAATCTACAAAGTCTTCGCAGTCTTGATTGTGTACTGAGCTGTTAGATTTTAATCCAAAGTGAATATCGGTGAAACATGCTACTTTTTTGAATAAACTCATTCACTGCTTTCCTCATTGTGTCTTTTTAGTGCCGCGGCATGTTCGCCAGCACCGGTTCTACTATAACTAGGATTCATACCGTTAATTTCTAAAATGTCGTCACGTATATTCTGATTACGTTTTTCAATATTAATAATGCGTACAAAGCTATTAGTTACTGCCGCAGTAAAATAAGCAAACGGGTTGTCTGATTTGCTTTCGTCGAATTGTAATCCAATTTGTGTTAACTGTAAGATAGCTTGACCTTTCATTTCGTCATTGTATGTGTAGCCACGAACGTTGCCGCGAGTAGCATATCTCTCACATAATTTTAACATCATTCTAGCTAGGGTGTTAGTAATTTGGCCAGCATCTTTATCAAAGTGTCCGGTATCTAACGGACCCTTCCAATGACTTTTACCCACACAAATTAATGTTTCGCCCGTTGCATCATCAAATTTCCAATGTTGAAATGGGGGAAAATTTACTTTGTCTCTGTGGTCTGCTAGACTTTTTGGATTCTTTTTACGAACAGTATTAAGTGGAATATGATCAAACGTCATCACTCTAAAAACTACGTTAATTTTAGTAATCTTTTTATAGTCTACTTCACAGTCAGCTTGTTTAACCTTTTCACCAAGTGCCTTGCGCCGCTGATATTCTTGATCGCCCTGACGCTTGGCCTGCACACGTTTGGCTTCTGCGATAGTTCGAATATTAATTTTATCCAAGCCTGAAACAATCAAATCATACTGATGATATTTTGGGTCTGTAAAGCTACAATATGATGTTTTGCTTCTATGTATTTCCAACAACATATCTTTGTTGTTTAGGTAGTTAACTTTTACTGTCATTGATCATTCTCCGGATATGCTATTATAAACTATGCACTTTATAAAGTCAACTAAATATTATACCAAAAGGATAATATCATATTATGGCAATTGACTTAAATTCAGCAATCTCAGCATCATCTAATGCTATAGGTTCGGCTTCTAGTGCAATCGGATCAGCAGGTCGATTAGGCAGTGCCCTTTCCAGCGCATTCACATCAGATAATCCGATTAGTGCTATTAGATCCATAAACTTACCAGAAGCAGGAGAAGCGATCGGTGACATCACAGAAGCAATAAGTTCTTTTGGCGGCGATGCTAATGCAGACGACTGGCGTGTTAGATTAAGTTTGGCTAAATGGGTTACATTCAAAAAAAGCCCAGTATTGGCACCTTTAAAAGATGCAGGCGGCCTAATATTTCCCTATACTCCGTCGATCAAAATCGCCAGCGCCGCAAATTACGATATTTCACGCACCACTCATACAAATTACAGCATGCAATCTTTTAAAAATAGTGATCCTGGCGAAATAACAATTACTGCACCAATGTATGTGTCAGATGCTACAGAAGGACTATACTGGATTGCCATGGTTCATTATTTACGTAGTCTAACCAAAATGTTCAGCGGAGCTGATATGAAAGCAGGAAACCCTCCTCCGGTTATTATGTTAAACGGTTATGGAAATTATGTTTTTAAAAATGTTCCTGTAGTAGTTAAAATGTTTACTACCACAATCGATGAAAAATCAGACTACATCGGAGTTCCAGTAGTTGGCAGTGCTGCCGGAGCACTAGCTGGAGTTGCTGATAGCCTCGGCGGGCTAACTGATGAGATTGGAGGTTTAGCGGGCGACGGCCTAGTAGGTGATATTGCAGGCGGCATCGGTGCAATAGCAGGCGGAGTCGGTCAAGTAGCTGGCTTGTTAGGATCATTCGGAGTCGGGGGATCAACATCAGGTGGCCTTAGTCACGTACCTACAGAAAGCAGTTTTTCAATTACACTGATACCAGTATACAGCAGACTCAGCGCCCGCAAATTTAGTCTCGACCGATTTGTTACTGGCGGATATTTAAACAACACATTCGGATATATTTAATATGGCTGCAATCTATTCTAATTCAAGCCCTTGGTATATTACCAATTTTACCAATAATTATCTTGATATTCTAAGTATCAGACCAGTCGCCGCAGACATTGATGATTTTTTGTATACTATAGAATCGCAATATACATACCGTCCTGATCTGCTAGCGTATGACCTATACGGAGATCCGTCCTTATGGTGGGTCTTTATCCAACGCAATCTCGACATGCTACAAGATCCAATTTTTGATTTTGTTCCCGGAACACAAATTTACATTCCAAAAAACAGCAGTTTAAGAACTGTGCTAGGATTATAATATGGGATTGTTTGATGCCGCTGCCGCAACGATAAGTTCTATTGGCGGCGCAGTAAGTAAATTTACACCCGGGGGTCCCGCTTCAGGAATGAGCGGAACAGTCAATACATCAACAGGTATACTTTCAGGAGTAGGCAATCTTTTCAAGAAAATTAAAGGACCAAAGTTTCCGTTACTTAACCCGTTGCATGCATATGCCAGTTATACCTATTCGATTGGACTAGCATGTCTAAGTGAAGAAGAAGCTAATTTTCCTGATAAGACGTACATGGCAGGAAAACGTCTCAAAGCATTGATTTGTAAATCAGCCAATGCTGATCCAAACAATAGAATTAAAACAGCATACGGAAAGTTTGATTTTTTTATTGATAATCTAGTACTCCAACAAAATCTAGGTTTTGCAGTAGCTAGCAATAATACAAACGTAACTAACTTTTCATTCACGATCACAGAACCGTATAGTATGGGATTGTTTATGATTGCATGTCAAACCGCCGCCCAACAACAAAAACATGATAACTGGAGAGATGCTCCTTTCTTATTAACTATTGAATTTAGAGGTAACAAAGAAACAGGAAAAATGTCCAAGGTTCCTGGAACTAGTCGATTCATTCCTTTTTACTTTAGTAACATAACCTTGACCGCAACAGAGGAAGGCAGCGTTTACAAATGCGATTGTATGGCAATATGTGGCGCGGCACTATTAGAGCAGAATTCATTATTTAAAACCGATGTATCTCCAGCCGGTAGAACTGTACGAGAAATATTGCAAACCGGCGAAAAAAGTTTACAGAAAATTGTAAATGATAGACTACAAGAAATGGTTACAAAAAAAGTTGTAGAAGTTGCTGATCAGATTGTAATACTATTCCCTAACGAGATTGCAACTGGAGAACCGGAAGTGGGCCCTGCAAAACCAGTTACTAAAGAAGTTGCGTCAAGTGCAACGGTTTCTGTGAATCCTACTGATGTATATAAAAAATTAGGTGTTAGTGAAAGTACAATAAACAAAACCCTAGTCCAACAAGATGACGACTCAAATGCGCTTGGCAAGGCAAAATTAGGCTTTGATCAAAAAAGAAAAGGTGCATCCGTTACAGGTAAAGAAAATTTAGTATACAACACACAATCAAGTACTTGGATTCGTGGAAATTTAACTACAGATCCTTCTCTAGCAGAAATGAAATTTTCACAAGAAACTGATATACCTAATGCTATAAATCAAGTTCTACTAGTAAGTGATTATTCCAGTGAAGCACTAGATTCTAAAAACATTACAGCAGAAGGATATCGCCAATGGTGGAGAATTGACACACAGGTTTATATTTTAGATAGTAAAGAACAAAAGGGTACAGGAGTCAAACCTAAATTGTTTGTGTATAGAGTGATTCCCTACCATGTGCATGCTAGTAGAATGATGCCGCCTAATACCAAGCCTCCGGGATTTGATAACGACACATTAAAAGCCACTGTTGTAAAGCAGTATCAATACATCTATACGGGTAAAAACGTAGATATCATACGATTTAATATTGAAATAAATCAAGGGTTCTCTACTATAATGGCAGCTGATAATTTGACCTATACTCGAGATAAAGTAACGGCTGGTAATACCGGAGGCTCCAATCAAGGAGCGGCCGGCCAAACTGCACCGCTGGTTCCTGGCAATAATCCTGACACAAAAATTGGTACAAATCCAACTCAAGTTGTATATTCGGGAACAACAACTACAACTTCAAAACTAGGCGGCGCCGGCCAGGGAGCAGAAACTCCGGCTGTTAGAGCCGCGAGATTATTTCAAGACTGTGTGACAAATCCAAATGAAATGTATAATCTAGACATGGATATTATAGGCGATCCATATTGGATTGCACAAAGTGGTCTTGGAAATTATACATCGCAACCAATAGGCGAGAATATAAACAGAGACGGGAGTGTTAATTATCAAACAGGAGAAACTGATATACTTGTTAATTTTAGAACTCCTATAGATGTTAATCAAAATACTGGACTATATAAATTTAGCGGCAACACAAAATCTTCTCCGGTTACGATGTTTAGCGGAATTTATTGCATAACAGATTTAACTAGTTCATTTATTGGTGGTACGTTCAAACAGAACTTGACCGGCTTTAGACGTCCAGGCCAAGAATTAAGTGCAGTTGAAGAAAGAGAAAAACTGTTTAGTACAAAAAATCCTCCGGTGGTTGATACCCGCGGCGGCAAAGGCGGGGAGGATGAGATGTAATGGGAAATCTATCAAGCGGTAGGGTAATTGCCTCACAAAATAAATTACCAAGTCCCGGACCGTATACAGCTAGGATTATTGGCTATTTAGATTCAACCTACATGGGGCTATTAGAGGTTGAAATTTTGCGAGAAACTGGCAACAGCACTGCCGGCGGAGAACTACGTCAGGTCAGGTACCTAAGTCCATTTTTTGGAAGAACATCAGCTACCGGCTTAAAAGAGACTAATGACTTTGATCCAAGAAATTACGACAACACGCAAAAAAGTTATGGTATGTGGATGATTCCGCCCGATGTGGGATCTTTGATATTGTGTATATTTGTTGACGGTGAACCTGATAGAGGTTATTATCTAGGATCTATTCCTGATGAAAATATGAACTTTATGGTTCCTGGAATAGCTGCCACAAACAATGTCCTCGGCGGCGATACCTATACTAGATATCCTGTTGCTGAATATAATAAAGCTGTTCACGACACATCTGACAGAGTAACACAGATTGTAAAACCTAAACATTTATTTGCTGACGTGCTAAGTGCCCAGGGATTGCTAGCAGATGACATACGGGGCCTTACTACCAGTTCAGCAAGGAGAGAATTTCCTAGTCAAGTATTTGGTATTAGTACTCCAGGCCCCATTGACAAGCGTGTCAATGCTCCACGCACTCCTACAGGCAAATCAGATGCCAGAGTACCAAATGCTGCCACCAGTCGATTGAGCGGTAGTACATTTGTCATGGATGACGGCGATGATAAGTTTATACGCAAGACAGCGGCAAATGCTGGACCACCAGAATATGAATCAATTGAAGCATTAGATAAAGATGCAGTACCTACAGGCGATGTAACTATTCCGCATAATGATTTAATTAGATTGCGCACTAGAACAGGACATCAAATATTATTACACAATTCTGAAGACTTGATCTACATTGGCAACGCCAAAGGTACTACTTGGATAGAATTATCTAGCGACGGCAAAATTGATATATTTGCCAAAGACAGTATTAGTGTTCATACAAAAGCAGATATGAATTTTTATGCTGATCGAGATGTTAATATAGAGGCCGGCCGCAATATAAACATGAAAGCTGCCGCAGGTCGTGTACAGGTCGAATCTAAAACTGATCTTAATTTAATTATAGGTGCCAATGGAGTTATAACCACAGCTGGCAGTTTACAAGTTAAAACAACTGGACTTAATAATTTTACATCCACTGGCGCTACAAATATTAAAAGCTCTGCTAAAATTAATCTCACGTCCGGTACAGATACTAATATTAAAGCCGGAGCAAAACTTACACAAAATGCAGCCGCATACTATTCTCTGCCAGGTGGCGGCGGAATAGGAGCGGTTACAGCAGTTGCTTCAGCCGCATCAACTGCGTCTGCATTAAGTACCTTTGACAATGTTTATAATGCCACCGGCGATAAGATTTCTAGTATTATGAAACGGATACCAAATATTGAACCGTGGCCTCAGCATGAGCATCTAGATCCATTGTTTATGACTACAAGTGCGACAGATAGAGAAAATCCAGAATCAGTTAGCTTCACAGCAAATCCAGATAATCAACTAGTTCCAAAATATTATAACTCATATACCACTGGGACAGATACTTTTGACCCACCACCGCCACCGGCGAACTAAGGATAACATATGGCATCAAATTCCAATTTATATAAAAAGATTAAAATACCATCAAACACTACTAAGTCGACTAAGCAATCTCCGACTAAAATGTATCGTGGATTTAGTACTGTTAGCACAGCAACAGAAAACTTTGCCCTGTACGACTATGAACTGATTAAGCAAGATTTATTAAATCACTTTTATACCCGTCAGGGCGAACGTCTTATGCAACCCGAGTTTGGAACAATCATATGGGATCTGCTGTTTGAACCACTAACAGGCCACATTAAAGATCTTATCTTGCAAAATGTTAATGAGATTGTTAACTATGATCCTAGAGTTCAAGCAGAAAGTGTTATAGTCACATCGTACGACCAGGGAATACAAATTGAATTTACACTAACATATGTAATCTATAATGTGCAACAAAAAATACAATTACGATTTGACCAAGACAACGGCCTGTTAGTAGCGTAATTAACTACGCATATAATTTTATTCAATAAATACTGTACACTAGGATAGATCATGAGTTCAACGGATAGACAAAACAACCTGTTAATTAATCAGGATTGGAAGAAAATATATCAAAGTTTCCGCAATGCAGATTTCCAAAGTTACGACTTTGAAAATTTACGCAGAACTATGATTGAGTATCTGCGTACTAATTATCCTGAAGATTTTAACGATTACATTGAATCTAGTGAATACCTTGCCCTAATTGACCTTATTGCGTTCCTAGGCCAAAGCATAGCTTTCCGCGTTGATTTAAATGCTCGTGAAAACTTTTTGGAACTGGCCGAACGCCGTGATAGTGTACTACGCCTAGCACGATTGATCAGTTACAACGCTAAACGCAATATTGCCGGACAAGGATTGCTAAAGTTTAATACAATTCAAACTACAGAAACAGTAGTTGACAGCAACGGCCGCAATCTAGCAGGTCAGGTAATTGCATGGAATGACCCAAGTAATACTAACTGGAACGACCAGTTTATCAAAGTTATGAATGCGGCACTCCCTGCATCACAACAATTTGGTAACCCTAGTGCCAAAGCAACAATCTACGGTATTCCTACAGGACAATATCGATTTAGCGGCAGCAATACTGATCTACCGATCTATTCGTTTACTAAGATGGTGTCAGGCCGTCAGATGAATTTTGAAATCACTAGTACAACATTTAGTGGAAAGTCATTTATATACGAAGAGGCACCTAAAATAGGTAACCACCCGGCTTGTATATACAGAGATGACGGCCACGGTGCAGGCAGTAGCGGTACTGGATTTTTCTTTAATTTTACAGAAGGCACATTGAATGTTGGATCTTTCGTCATCGATCAACCTACTAGTAACGAATCAATAGATATAGATGCTCAGAATATTAATAATAATGATGTTTGGTTATATAGACTTGACCAAAAAGGTCTTGAGTCCGAGGCATGGACACAAGTTTCGTCAGTTACTGGTAATAATATTATCTATAATAGCATCAGCAAAAACATTAAAAATATCTATAGTGTTATCACAAGAGCCGGCGATGCAATTAGCTTGAGTTTTAGCGACGGTACCTTTGGAACTCTCCCGTTAGGTACATTTAGAACTTATTACAGAGTGAGCAACGGATTAAATTATACCATTAACCCTGCAGATGTTCGAAACGTATCAATAACAATTCCATATACTTCTGTAACAGGATCACCTGAGACAATAACAATCTCATTAAACCTAGTCACTTCTGTGTCAAATGCTAGTCTTTCTGAAACCAATGCAGATGTTAAAACCAATGCACCACAAACATACTATACGCAAAATCGCATGATCACTGGCGAGGATTATAACATTAGTCCGTTGTCTGTAACACAAGAAGTTGCAAAAGTTAAAGCAATCAATAGAGCTAGTAGTGGTATTAGTAGATATTTTGACCTAGCTGATCCAACAGGCAAATACAGCTCAACAAACTTGTTTGCAGATGATGGTATATTGTATCAAAACTCTTACAGCTTTGATACACGATTTAAGTATGCTACTAGAACAGACATTGAGGGTGTTATCTATAATACTATATTTCCAATTCTTAAAAAACCTGATTTAAGAAATTTTTATTATGCAAATTATACCAAAGTAACAAATCCTAGCTTGATATTTTCTTGGTTTAGTATTTCAAGTGACTCTAGCTCATCTACAGGTTATCTCGGCTCATCTTCAAGTGCCCCGTACAAGGTAGGAACAGCCGCCACTAACGATCTAACATACTTGGTGCCACAGTCGCTAGTTAGATTTACCGCGCCAGCAGGCAAATATTTTGATACCAAGAAAAAGAATATAGTAACATCAATACCTGCTAGCGGAATAGTTCCTGCCGGCGGCATAACTTATATATGGGCTGAAGTGGTATCTGTTACAGGCGACGGCACAGCAGTAGCTCCACAAGGAGCAATCGTCCTAAATAGGGTAGTACCATCAACTGCTATAGTATCTCAAATTATTCCAAAACTATCTACCTCAATTGATACAACACTTATTACAACTATAATTGATTTAGTATTTGCTAATAAACCATTCGGGTTACGATATGATACTACATTGCAGTCATGGCAAATTATTTTTGAATCTAACTTAGATATCTCTAGTAATTTTAGTTTGACTAATCAAGGTAACACATCAAACCTTGGATTAGATTCTAGTTGGATATTATTATTCACAACTGATAACGAATTCTATACTGTTACTACTCGACAGTTACAGTATGTTTTTGAAAGCAATTCACAAGTTAGATTTTATTTTGATACAAATGAAAAGATCTATGATGTTACATCAAACACTGTAGTTAGCGATAAAATTAAAATATTAAGTGTTAATACTCAACCTGATAATACATCTGCATTTACCTATGATTTAGATTGGGATGTAGTTTCTGAAATTAACGGAATTGACGGTTATATAGATAATAAAAAAATAGCAGTGTCATTTGCTGATTCTGATAATAACGGAGTAGTTGATAATCCGCAATTGTTTTTAGATATTGTAGATCCGTTAACATTGCCTCTTACAAAATATATTATTCAAGAAAAATATTCGATATCTGTTGGGCAGGAAGATTATCAATACATGGATAATTCTAATAATACTGTAATTATTAAGCAAAAAGAATCAGACACTGGATCGTTAACTCAGTATGCAGACGGCCAATATTTTTATTTTGTTACATCAAATGTTGTTAAGAAGTTAAATTTAAAATTAGGCCAACTTGTTCCTAATTTAGATTATAAAGTATATGTCGGCAGGGACAACTTAAAATTTCAATATACACATAGCGCAGATTATGAATCAAGAATTGATCCGGGAGTAAGTAATATAATTGACATTTATGTCCTAACAAAAAATTATGACACACAATTTAGACAATGGTTAAATGGTGCCGCAATATCAGAGCCGTTACCACCGAGTTCTGATCAATTACATGATACTATTGCACCTTCATTGAATTTAATTAAATCAATTAGCGATGAAATTATATATCATCCAGTTAGCTATAGAATATTATTTGGAGCAACTGCTAGTACAAATCTACAAGCTATATTTAAAATTACTAAAAATTCTAATAGTGTGGTTTCCGATAATGATATTAAAGCAAGAACTATAACTGCAATTAATCAATTTTTTAGTTTAGACAACTGGGACTTTGGCGACACCTTTTATTTCTCTGAATTGTCGACATATATTATGACCCAGTTATCTCCTGACGTTACAAATTTTATTGTTGTTCCAAGAGAAAGCGGTGTTTACTTTGGAGGACTATTTGAAATAAAATGTCCAAGTAATCAGCTATTCATCAACGGCGCCACTGTATCTGATATTGAAATTATTTCAGGAATAACATCAGGAAACATTAAATCAGTTACTGGATCAGCGTTGTCAACAGCCTCGTCAACACAAGTAATAACTAGTTCGTCATATGGAGCATCTAAATAATGGCTGATAGTATCAACCCGTCTGGATCAAACAGCGTAGCCGCAAACTTTCTTCCAAATTTTTATAAAACTGATTCTAACAAGAAGTTTTTACAAGCAACTGTTGATCAGCTAGTACAACCTGGTACTGTTAAAAAGATTAACGGATACATTGGTCGTAAAAGTTCAAAAGCCACAGTTGGCAGCGATGTGTTTATCAATGCTCTGACAGTAGAACGACAGAATTATCAGTTTGAACCTAGTTTTGTTGTCAATGATACACTAGGTAATACAACTTATTTTAAAGATTATATTGACTATATTAATCAGCTAGGGGTATTTGGAAGCAATACTTCAAATCATGCTAGATTAAACTCTCAAGAATTTTACAGTTGGAATCCTCATATCGACTGGGATAAATTTGTTAATTTTCAAAACTACTATTGGTTGCCATATGGTCCCGACCTTATCACAATCTATGGACAAAAGCAAAAGATCGACAGTACATATAATGTAACGGTTGAATCAGCAGGTGACGGAAATCAATACTTGTTCACACCTAACGGATTAACTCGTAATCCTGTACTTAGATTATATCGAGGACAAACATATAAATTTAAAATCAAAAGTCCCGGCAACCCGTTCAGTATTAAATTACTACCAACACTGGGAACATCTGACAGATATGTAATACCACAAATTGACAAGTACGGAGTTGTTGACGGCACAATAACTGTAACGCTACCTCCTAACTCTCCTAGCATATTATATTATCAGAGTGAAACTGATCTGGCATTGAGCGGGGTAATCCAAGTATTTTCATTAGAAGACAATACTGTAATTGATGTTGAACAAAATATATTAGGCAAAAAATACTATGTATTAGCTGACGGAACACCGTTGAGCAACGGTATGAAAGTGGCATTTGGTGGAACAGTTATTCCTGAAAAATATGCTACCGGAAACTATTATGTAGAAGGTGTAGGTACAGCAATCACACTAGTCAACGAAGCAGTGCTTGAAGTAGTGTTTCCATTCACAAGCAATGTTGCAGTATTATTTGATACAACTCCATTTGATACATTGCCGTTTAGTGACGTTGAGGGATATGCTGGTAAGACTGATTATATTCTTTCTAATAGAGGCAGCGCAGACCATAACCCATGGGCACGATACAATCGATGGTTTCATAAAGATGTCATCGAAGAAAGCGCAACAGTTAACGGTAAAACACCATCATTGGATCAAACAGCACGAGCTGTTCGTCCTATTATTGAATTTGAAGCAAATTTAAAGTTATTTAATTTTGGTACTAAAGCAGTAGACGACGTTGATCTAGTTGACACATTCACTAAGGATGTATTCTCGACCATTGAAGGATCTCTAGGATACAACATTGACGGTACCGCTCTTGCACCCGGACATCGAGTGTTGTTTACTGCGGATACTGACTTGTTAGTTAAAAATAAAATATATCAAGTTAGCTTTGTTAATATAGAAACTCGTCGACAAATACATTTAACTGAAATATCTTCGCCGTCAGATAACGCTACTGTATTGGTAAAACAAGGATTGAAAAATCAAAGCCAAACATACTGGTATAGTAATAAAACTAAGGCTTGGAAGTTAGCTCAACAAAAGATAACAGTTAATCAGCCTCCACTATTTGATATAGTTGACGCGGCCTCAAACAGCTATGGAGATATTTCATATTATCCAGGATCAACATTTGTAGGCACAAAATTGTTTTCTTATAAAGTATCGTCTACCGGTACCGCTGATGCTGTATTGGGATTTCCGTTAACGTATAAAAATATTAATAATATTGGTGATATAGTTTTCAGCTTTGATCTAACTACAGATACATTTGATTATAAGAAAAACAATCTTAGTGTAGCAACCGTTAGGGCAGATTTAGGCTACTTAGTAAGTCAGGATTATATCGGAAATCCAATTTATATTAACGGCTGGAAGACTTGTGAAGTAGCAAATACACAAGCCGCCGTCAGAATTTATAAAAATTCAAGCATCAAATACGATTTCAATATTGATATTTTTGATGACATATCAAAATTAAGTGACCTAGTTGTTAAAGTTTATATTAATGGCGTGTTATTAGACAACAGATACTGGTCTGTTGTTACAAATTCTTTTTATAAATCAGTCAAGCTAGTTAATCCTCTAACTGATTCTCAAGTACTAACAATTAAAGCATATGCATCACAGCCTATTAACAATAACGGCTATTATGAAATACCGTTAAACTTTCAAAATAATCCTCTTAATGATTATGTTACTACTTTTACACTAGGAGAGGTAAAGGATCATGTTAGTTCAATAATAGAAAACATACCGCCGGCCTTGCTGGCATTGGTTCCGCCTGATCCTGATCAACATACTCCGTTAACTACAGTTGGTAATATAACAACTGATCCCGATTATGTAAATCTTAGAGACCTAGGCAGTATAACTCAATACGGCACTAAGTTTGTACAGCATAGTGGTCCGGGAAGTCTATCGACTTATCATATTACTTCTCAGACAAACAATATAGTACGATCAATAGAAAAAGCAAGAGAAGATTACAATAATTTTAAGAAAATAGTCTTGACAATTGCAGAAAAACTAGGAGTAGATTCTACCCCAGCAAAGCAAGTAGATTTAATCTTAGATAAGATTAATAAAGATAAACCAACTAACTTGCCATATTATTTTAGTGATATGGTTCCCTATGGCTCTGCTGTACGAACAGATATTAAAGTTGTTGATTATCGAATTAAAACTTATCCTCTAACTAATATTTTTACATTGGCTACGTTGAGTAATAAAGCAGTTGGCGTATACTTAAACGGAGTACAGTTAATACACAATAGCGAGTATACTTTTGACCAGACTGGGTTTGTAATCATTGCAGATAAAGTACAAATGGCTAACGGAAATATTATTACAACTTACGAATATGATAATACTGACGGAAGTTTTGTGCCAGAGACTCCGACTAAACTAGGTATATGGCCAAAATACGAACCTAAAATTTATCTTGACACTACATTGATTACTCCTAGAATGATGATTCAAGGACATGACGGAAGTCTAACGTTGGCATTTGGAGACTATCGAGATAATATTATTTTAGAATTAGAAAAAAGAATCTTTAATAACATTAAGGTAGAATACGATCCTAAAATATATGACATTTTTAATGTTATTCCGAGCTACGGACACGATCAAATTTACAGTAGAACAGAATTTGATCAAACTCTTGCCCCGAGTTTTTATAAATGGACATCTTCAATTAATAGAGATTTTTCTAAACCTCTAAGTTACGATAGAACAAATTCATTTACATACAATTACAAAGGACACGCTACTCCAGACGGAAAGGATGCACCTGCATACTGGAGAGGTATTTACACTTGGATGTATAACACTGATCGTCCACATTTGTGTCCTTGGGAGATGCTAGGTTTTACAATTGAGCCTAACTGGTGGCAAGATACATATGGTCCAGCACCATACACTTGTAACAATACCATACTATGGACAGATATCTCAAAAGGTGTAGTTAAGCAGCCTGGTGTGCCTCCAACTGTACTATCTCAATATATTAAGCCATGGTTGTTAGCTCACCTACCAGTAGACGAATCAGGCGTTTTAATTAGCCCACTTCAGTCTGATGTGGTATCAGGTATAATTACCCCATCAACAAATAATGATTTTGTATTCGGTGATAACAGTCCGGTTGAAGCAGCCTGGAGAAGAAGTAGTCACTATCCGTTTAGCATACTAATAACTTCTATGTTGTTAACCCCATCTAAAACTTTTGGATTAGTATTAGATCGATCAAGAATTGTAAGAGATTTAACAGGACAACTTGTATATAAAGAAACAAATCGACGTATACGACCGTCAGATATAGTCCTACCTAATATTTCTACAAGTTCTGCTCGGGTGCAAACAGCAGGAATTATCAACTATATTGTAAATTATATCTTAAGTGATAGTTTAAAATCTTACACTTCTTACAAATATGATTTATTAAACTTGTCAGCAAAACTTAGCTATCGTATTGGAGCTTTCAGCAGTAAAGAAAAATTCAATTTATTACTAGATAGCAAAACCCCGCTGAGTTCAGGCAGCATATTTGTTCCACAGGAAGATTATGATATTGTCTTAAACAGCTCAAGCCCCCTTAAGAAAATCACATACAGTGGAATTTTAGTAACAAAATTATCTGACGGTTATGAATTAAAAGGTTATAGCCTAACTCAGCCATATTTTAATTATTACAATCATGTACAATCTGGCAATCCTCTCAACGTAGGTGGCATCTCAGAAGGATTTTCACAGTGGACTGCTAATCAGCAATATGCTGCCGGCACTATTGTTAAGTACAATAATGTTTATTACAGAGTACAGGTCACTCATACTGATACTGGAACATTTAAAGCATCTTACTTCCAAGCATTAAAATCAATTCCTATCATTGGTGGAAGAACTGTTATATCACGTAAGTTATGGGACAGAAGTGAATCGATTAGAATCCCATACGGAACTAAATTTGATACTATACAAGAAGTATACGATGTAATTATCGGATACGGTGAATGGTTAAAAGATCAAGGATTTGTTTTTGACGACTATAATCCTAACCTAGATGCAATTGCCAACTGGGAAACTAGCGGTAAAGAATTCTTATTCTGGACAACTCAAAACTGGTCATCAGGACAAGATAAATGGGCAGAGTGGACACCGGGTACTCCGATCGTATTTGATTCTATCTTGCGCTACAACGGAGATTATTACAAAGCTATTATAACTGCTCCGGGTTCTGCAATATTTGATCAAGAAGATTTTATCAAGCTAGAAGGATTAAGCACAGTTGGCAGTAGCGTTATTAGTCTAAGTCCGTCTGCAGGAAAATTAACTTTTAATACAAAATTATGTGTAATAGATGATATTAGAAATGCATTTAACGGCTATGAAATATTTAAAGTAGATGGCACACCATTAAATTCTGATTTCCTTCAGTCATATAGAAAAGAAAATTATGTTACCTATTCTCCTCAATCTAATGATGGGATTTATTGTGCAACATTTTATCTAGTACAAAAAGAACAAGTAGTACTTCTTAAAAATACTACCATGTTTAATGATACAATTTATAACCCACCGAGCGGTTACAAACAAGATCGAATTAAAGTATCAGGATATGTGAGTGAGAACTGGTATGGCGGCTTTGATATTCCAGGATTTATATTTGATCAGGCTATCGTTGATTCTTGGGCCGCATGGAAAGATTATGCATTGGGGGATATTGTCAAGTATAAAGATTTTTATTATAGTGCTATTCATTTCCTATCAGGTACTGAAGCGTTTAATATATCTGACTGGGTAAAACTTGACAAACAACCAAAAGCACAATTACTACCAAATTGGAATTACAAAGCAAATCAATTTACTGATTTCTATAATTTAGATAGTGATAACTTTGATATTAACCAACAAAAAGTAGCTCAACATCTTATTGGTTATCAAAAGCGACAGTATCTTGAAAATATTATACAGGATGACGTTAGCGAATTTAAATTTTATCAAGGAATGATTCGTGAAAAAGGTACACAAAATGTACTTAATAAATTGTTTGATGTATTAAGCGCCGACGGAAAAGAAAGTTTAAACTTTTACGAAGAGTGGGCTGTAAGATCAGGACAATATGGCGCTAGTTCTGGATTTGAAAATATTGAATTTATTTTAGATGAGTCGTTATTTAAAAATAACCCGCAAGGATTTGAACTAGTAAATCAGATTGCTTCGACTAACTATTATGATTTTATTATTAGACAAGCACCAGCTAGTGTTTATATAAAACCATTAGGCTATGTTTCTGCACCTTGGCCTAAATTACAAAATTATAATCCTTACTTACGAAGTGCGGGTTATGTAAGAGAAAGCGATATTGCATTCACTTTTAAATCAATTGATGAAGTACTAACAGCTGATATTAACTTGTTTAATAACGGTGATTACATTTGGTGTACATTTGAAGACACTTCGTGGAATGTTTACGAATATACAGATCTTAATTTGCGTGTATTAGAAGGTGAATTAAATGCAGGTGTTGTGTATAGTATTCCTAATAAAACTCTTACTATTAAGTGTGAAGATTTAATAACACTATCCGTAGGAACATATATTGGATTATCTGGAGTTACAGGATTAAACGGATTTTATAAAATTACGTCGATTGAATTAAATGCATTTACAGTCTCAGCTACTATTCCAGTCTGGCCGCTAACGCCACCTACTAGCGCACTTCCTACATGGACACCTGCTAGCGATTTAATTGTGTATGCATTGATCAGCCGTAGAACATCATCTATCGACACGATCGATACTGCGGCATCTAGATCACTGTCTCCAGGAGAATTGTTATGGACTGATGATAGCGGAACTGGAAAATGGGCATCGTGGATCTACAATCCAGTGTATTCGGAAGTCGATATTAAAAATTCTCTTCCTATAACTGAATTAAAATACGGAAAAACATTAGCTATCAGTAAATCTGGGAATGTTGTAGCAATATTGAATGGCCTGGCAGAAACAATTATATACCAACGTTCTGGCCTAGCATGGGTGCAACAGCAAGTATTATCTAAACCGTTTATTGCTAAAGAAGTCTCTGGGTTTGACCCTAATCCAACCGCACGAGTCGGCGACGCCGCATCCTTCTCACCAGACGGCGCATGGTTTGCCATCGGTTCCCCATTAGTCAGCTATGCATCTACTAAGCTAGTCGGAGTCTGGTCTAATTCTGTAACTTATGCAGTTGACGATATTGTTTCAATAGGTAATGTATACTATCAAACACTACAGTCTGGCGTTGTTGGGATTAACCCGACAAGTAATAATATAGTATGGGAACTATTACCGTATCTTAAAACAGACGCATTCGGAACAAATACTAATAGAACATTGCACGGCGCAGTTAGTTTATATAAAAGAAATCCGAACGGATTATATGATCCAGTTGATACTATACTAAGTCCACTATTTCAAACTAATGAACGATTTGGTTCAAGTTTAGTATTCGGAGATAACGAGCTATATGTATCTGCTCTAGGATACGATACTAATAGAGGTCGTGTTTACAAGCTAAACTATACTACGATAGAACGTGTTTCTACAATGTATAACTCAGTTGGTAGTGAATTTGGCATATTAGCAGTTACTTCAACTGCTGGAGTGCAGTCTAATATGTCCGTTATTGGCACAGGTTTTAAATCTGGCCAAACTGTTGCATATACTTTAACTAAACTATTTTTTGCTATTGGCGATAGCATTTCAGCAGTTAAAGTTGGTATGTATGTAAGCGGAACAAATGTAACATTCCCTACACAAGTATATTCAATCTATTACGATCTAACCTCAACATATAGAGGGTATGTAGTAGTACAAGCTGAGCAAGATCTATCAAATATTTTAAATGTTACTTTTTCTGATACTACAACATCGCTAACTCGTACAGTAGTACAAGTGACACCGATGAACACAGTATTGTTAAGTGGCAGTCCTGATTCAGAGCCTAGCGGCATTATAAAATTTGTAACTATAAGTTGGGCACACGACTTATCTAAAATTTATGCCGGTGAAACAAATCAAAGTAACTTTGGAAATGCAATTTCGTTAAGTACTGATACTACAGTATTAAGTATATCTGCTTCAGCAGGCTCAGTTGCAGGTAAAGTTTATATCTACAAAAAGTCTGCCGGAACGTTTAGTACAATCCCTACGCAAACACTTGTAGGAATTGATTATAATTTTGGACAAGCGGTGTCGCTGTCTGACAGCGGCGAATATCTAGCAATATCAGACGATTTAACAGATGGTACTAGTATTATTCAACAAGGTAGAGTTAGTGTATATAAATCTAACGGATCTACATACAGCCTATATCAAAATTTAGTAAATTATCAACCTCAGATAAATGGAAGATTTGGTAGCGAAATGTCGTTCATGAATGATTCTAAAACATTAGTTGTTTACAGTACACACGGAGATACTGATGTAGAATTAACATTTAATTACGATCAGGTATTACATCCGACTATCTCAGGAAATGCAACTACCTTTGATAAGAAATCTACAAATTTTGTAACAACTAATACAGATACTGGGCGTGTAGACATATACGATAGATACTCATCAAATTGGGTATTCAGTGAAACATTATCTGCTGATACCCGAACTGCTTCTGGATACGGATCAGCAATTGCAGTTGGTAATAATAGTGTATTTGTCGGAGCACCATTTACAATTGATCAAGGGTTGCGTTCAGGTAAAGTTTATAACTATATTAAAAATACAAATACATATTCTTGGACAATTAAAGATATCGAAATTGACAAACCAGATCCTTATAAGATCAAACAAGTATTTCTATATAATAAAACTACAGACCAGTTACTAAAAAAACTTGATGTTATTGATCCATTACAAGGAAAAATTCCAGGCATTGCTGCCGAAGAAATAAAGTACTCTACTTTTTATGACCCGGCAATATATTCAGTAGGAACAGATGTTACTGTTGATGATAATGCCCAATGGACCACTGACCAAGTCGGTGCCTTATGGTGGGATTTACGTACTGCTAAATTCATAGAAAGTTATGATTCATCAATATCCTACCGAAACAGCACATGGAACACTCTAGCACACGGAGCAAGTATTGATATATATGAATGGGTATCAACTACATTGCTTCCAGCAGAATGGGATAAGAGAACTGATACCGAAGTTGGCCTAGCTCAAGGAATTAGCGGAGTATCATTATATGGAAATACTGCATATTCTGTAAAAAAGAAATATGATACAATAAGTCAAACATTTAAAAATACATATTGTTATTGGGTAAAAAATAAAAAAATTGTTCCTAATGTAGTAGGCAGACACATTTCCGCCGCTGAGGTATCTAACTTAATTGCAAATCCTAGAGGACAAGGATATACCTACATTGCAATAACAGGTCTAAATTCTTTTAGCTTAGTTAATACTAAATCATTATTAACTGATACAGATACTGTGTTGTCGGTAGAATACTGGACAATAGATAAAACTGATCAAAATATACATAGCCAGTGGAAATTAATTAATTCGTCTACTAGCACAACTATTCCTAAAAATATTGAAAAGAAATGGTTTGATAGTCTATGCGGTAAAGATGACTACGATAGAGTAGTACCGGATATTAACCTTCCGATTAAATTACGTTATGGTATCGAAAATCGCCCACGTCAGGGAATGTTTATAAATCGTATTGAAGCTCTTAAACAGGTAGTAGAAAAAGCAAATGCAGTTTTACTAAAAAATCAAATTGTTGAAAACAGAGATATATCAGCATTAAGCTCTTCGGAGGATTATCCAAGTTTAATTTCCGGAAAATATGACACCACGGCTGATACAGCCGCAGAATTAGTCTATGCCAATGTTGGAGGATTTAAACGTCCAATACTATCACCGACGATAATTGACGGAAAGATAACAGGTATTGTTATAACATATTCGGGACAAGGCTATGTTTCTGCACCGTATATTGATGTATTTGGATCAGGTGCCGATGCAAAAATTAGAACTATAATTAGTACCGACGGGCTTGGAAAGATCATAGGTGCAACTATTTTAAATGCTGGATCGGGATATGATAATAGCACACTAGTATTAGTTAGAGATTATTCAGTGTTAGTATATCAAGACGAAAATGCATCAAATAACTGGAGCATTTATTCATACGATCCGGTCGGTTTGCTTTGGTCAAGAATTAGAACTAAGACATATAATACCGCTGATTATTGGTCTAAGGTCGACTGGTATGCATCTGGTTATAGCTCTTTTACTGCCGCAGATTATTCTGTAAATACCTACTCGGGATTATCTCAAATATCAGATTCTGTAGCTATCGGAAAATTAGTTATTGTGAGATACAGTGGAACATCTGGCTGGCAGCTTTTGGTAAAATATGCAAACTCAGTCAGTATTGATTGGACACAGTCATATAAGATAGTCGGTATAGAGAAAGGAACTATTCAACTTAATTCTGATTTATATAGTTTCTCAGGAACACCAGTTGGATATGATGCTTCAACTTATGACGGAACAATGTTTGATACAGTTGCGTCAAACGAGTTAAGAATCATACTAACCGCATTACGAGATAATATTTTTATTGATGACTTATCTAGTGCATATCTTGATTTGTTTTTTGTCAGCATACGTTATATATTCACAGAACAGTTGTATATTGATTGGGTTTTTAAAACTAGTTTTATCAAAGCAAAACATAATGTTGGCGAATTAAAACAACCAGTAACGTATCGCAACGATAATTTAAGTAACTTTGAAGATTATGTTAATGAGGTTAAACCTTATAGAACTAACATTCGAGAATATATCAGTTCTTATGATAAAATTGACACTAGCCAAACATCTATTACTGATTTTGATTTGCCGTCAGCATATGAAAATAAAATCATCTCATCGATTCTAACTTCGATTAGTAATAATACTATTAACGTTGCAGACCCTATTGTAACAACATATCCGTGGAAACACTGGCTAGATAATATCGGCTACACTGTAACATCTATCGAGTTAGTAAGTGCAGGCTCTGGCTATATTTCGGAACCTAAAGTGATTATTTCTAATGGTGCAGGAACAGGCGCAACAGCAACCGCACTGGTATCCAACGGGTCAGTTAGCAGAATTATACTATTAACAAATGGTAAGAGATATTTGTCAGCTCCGACGATTACATTTGCCGGCGGCCTAGCTGCCGATGGAATTTCTGCAAGAGCAGTTGCTATAATTGGAACTAGTTCAGAATCAATAATCGGTAATAATGTTGTACGATCTAATTTAATAAAAATAAAATTCGATCGAATTACCCAGTCCTATTTTATAACTACCTTACAGCAAACAGAAATAAAAACCGGAGCAAGTGGTCTATATCAATTTACACTAACATGGGCTCCGGACATACGAATAGGAACATCAAGTGTTACTATTAATGGAGCATTAGTATTACGAGATTTGTACAAATTAAAGATCATACAATCTACCACCAAGGGATATACTAGTTATAGTGGCCTGTTAGAATTTACTACAGCGCCGGCAGTCGGCTCAGTTATTTCAATAACGTACTTGAAAGACTGGTCATTATTAAATGCTGCCGACCGTATTCAGTATTACTATAACCCGCGATCTGGAGATTTAGGTAAAGACTTATCTCAGCTAATGACCGGTATTGATTATGGTGGAGTCATTGTTGATGGTTTAAACTTTGACCTTAGTACCGGATGGGATTCAAACGGTTACGGAACTGATTCATGGGATGAATTTGATGATGGATTTGATGATTACATAACCGTAGTTCCGGCAAATACTCATTCATTTACTTTGCCATATGTTCCTGCAACAACAGCAGTGCTCAATGTTTACTATATAAAAAATATTGTAAATACCTACACGTCTAACGGAACACAAACCCAATACAAGTATAATATTACTAACACTCGACCAATTGTTACTGCTTCTTTTTCAGTTACCTCAACTGGCGTAGTTACTAAGACTACTGGCTCGGGTAATAGCGGAACTAGTCTAAAGGTATTAGATACAACTGGTATTGTTGTTGGAATGGGTATCATAGGAGCAGGTTTTAATTCATTACACATAGTAAAAGAGATAGTTAATTCAACCACCTTAAGAATCAACAAAGCGCCGATATCAGCCATTGGCCCGACTTTAGATTTTGTTAACAATTCTGCCGGGTCTAGTACAATACTAGTTTCAAACACCTCCTCATTACGACTTGGTGATATAGTAACTAGCACAGCAGTTAACGCATTTAATTCTAATGCTAAAATTAAAACAATTGTCAACAGTACTACACTGATACTAGATCAAATTTTAATAGCTAATATCCCTAATAACTCAGCTATAACATTTTCTCGAGTATTAGTAACGCCAATCGACTTAACAGTTTATGCAACCGGTACCATCACATTAGCTACACCGTTAGCATCCGGTACTGTATTGTCAATCGAAGGTCCAGCAACATCGATCAGAATTGATGATCCGTTTTTCGGAACAGTTAATCAAACTAACAATGCGGCTGTCATGCTATCACCAACAGGTACCGGATTGACTAGTACGTTTGTGATTCCAAACACTTTTGTAGTTAATAATAAAGATGAGTTTATTTGGAGAAAGAGCACAAGTGATGGATCTGTTGCTCCGCAAGTTGACTACGATTCAGCGATAAGCGGCGGCGACACTTCTAAAACTATAACTGGGGCATTTGCAACAGCAACTGGATTAGCAGCCGATGATATTATACTTGACGGTGACGGATTTGTAACACCGACTTCAAGTCCAGCACCGGAAGAAGTAGTTCCAGGACAAGTAGTTGATTCAGTAGCTATTAAAGTATATGATCAACCAAATTCAGGATCTGCTTCGGTAAAAATTGACAATTACATTTCTAATGGAACACAATCGAGTTTTGTTATATCACAAACTCCTAATAGTCCAAGAGCTGTTATTGTTAAAATTGGTAATACCATTAAGACATACGCTACAGATTACACAGTTGACTATAAGACTAAAACTATAAAGTTTGTTGTAGTTCCAACAGCCGGGCAAACAGTCAGTATTTTTAGTATTGGGTTTAGCGGTAAAAATATTTTAGATCTTGATAACACAACCGGCAACGGAACTACGGTTGAATTTATTACTAAAGCGCCGTGGCTAGCTGAGATTACATCATTAATATATCTAAACGGAAAAGCAGTAATTGCTCAATTATTTAAAACAGACACTACCTACGAAAGCCCAAATAGAGTAGGAATTAGATTTAGCACGGCGCCCGCTATCGGAGATTTAATTAATTATATTATTGTTAGCGGCACTCAACAGACATTTGCGGTAACTGCTACTGAAAAAATTATACCTACAGTTTCAGCGACTACTTTTCCATTAACTTACCCTATTGGAAACTCACTACCGAATGAAGCTAGTATTATAGTTAGAGTTGATCAAACAATTCTACCCGGACCAAGTAACACATATTATACGATTGGAAGCAATAAATTAAACTACTCGATCGGTGCAAGTACATTTACCCCAGGATCTTTGAATTCATCAGATATAACAGTGCTAGCAGATAGTAAATTACTAAAAGTAGGTGCTGACTATTCTGTTGATCTTAACGGTATTACTGTAAAGATTAATAAACGTGTTTATAATTTAAACAAAGGAAAACAGTTAGTTATAATAGTTTCAGCTGACGCAGGATATATTTACTATCCGCCAACACAAAACACTATAACATTATCAACCGGAAAAACTGGAACCGGCCCATATCAAGCAACATTTAGGATTGCCCAACAAGATACTCCACCGTTAACTGGTGTAAATTATATCATAGCTGGAAATGCTAATCCATTATATAACGGAACGTATACCTGTACTGCTAGTACTGTAACATCGATTACATTACAGTATGCATTAGATCCAGGCGCTTATTCAATAGCCCACGAAACTACAATAACTCCTGTAGCTGGTAGTATTGTTTTTGCTCAAGCATACACATCTTCTAATCTTATAGAAATTATTAGTTCATATCAGCATGATATATTGGATATTAATAGAACAAGTGTTAGCGTATCTTTCTCACAGTCAGTTGTAGCAGATACTCCAGAGTACTATTATTACAAAGATATTGCCGGTGGACGACTAGTGTTATCAAGACCAGTAATAGATGACGGATATGTATGGGTAACAAAAAATAATATATTACTATCTCCAACTGTTGATTACAAAGTCAATGATAGTAAAGATAGTATTACGCTAGCAGTATCTCCGCAATTAAATGATAAATTTATGTTAATTACTTTTAGTAGTAACATTATCACTGCCGGTGTTGCTTATATGCAATTTAAAGATATGCTTAATAGGGTACATTATAAGAGACTAAGTGTCAATAAGAAAACAACACTAGTACAAGATTTAAATTTCAATGATTTACAGATTGTAGTTGCTGATGCTAGTAATTTTGATAAACCTAATCTTTCACAAAATAAACCAGGCGTAATTGAAATCAAAGGTGAACGAATTGAATATTTTGTGTTGACCGGTAATACATTGAGTAATATTCGCCGAGGCACGTTAGGCACTGGAATCCCTAACAAACATGTAAGCAGTTCAATAGTGCAGGATATAGGACCAAGCGAAACTATACCTTATGTTGACACTTCTTTAACTGAGCAAATAGTATCTGACGGCACAACAACAATTCCGTTGTCCTATACTCCTGCTAACGTAAACGAAATTGAAGTATTTGTTGGCGGCTACGATATATCAGAATGGCTACCAAATACTAATTATTTTGTTGGAACTATATTTTCATATGCTAGCTATACTTACAAAGTGACAGTAAATCATACAAGCGGCTCAACATGGGGAGACGTAGTTAATACAATACAACAAGATGGAACTATTATAGCTAGAAAGATTTCTGCTAATTTAGTATACATGTTTTTTATTGGAAATATTCGATTACGTAAACGTACATATACAATGCATAATAGTAATATCGCTCCTAATAGTCCAGAAGGTGATATAACACTTTCTGCAGATTTCACAGTAGACGGTATCACTAATAAGATCACATTGCTTACACCATTGCGTGTGGGAACTCGTGTAACAGTTATAAAACGCACTGGAATTAATTGGGATATTGGCTTAAATAATGATAGTAAGATTAGTAATTTCTTAAAAGCAACTCCTGGAATCAGCTATTCTCCGTTAAGAACAAGTGTTCCTACAGTTCTTAGTGCAACAAGTTTTGATAGTAATAACGGAACACTCGATACGAGTAGTATAACATTCGATAAACAAGGATAACAAGATGGCGCAACAACTCTTAAACGCAGGTTCAACTGCAAATGACGGCACTGGGGATACTCTTCGGTCAGGTGCAATAAAAATAAATGCAAATTTTGCTGAACTATATGCAAACAGTACTTCTCAAATTCCTACTCAAACTGGAAATAGTGGTTTATTTTTAGCAACTAACGGATCCACATTAAGTTGGGCAAATCCGTCAGCTAGTGCGTATCCTTCTCAATCTGGCCAAACTGGAAAGTTCTTATCAACTAACGGAACATCTGTTAGCTGGTCAGATGTGGTTATCGGTAATGCTAGCACAGTAACTAACGGAGTCTATACTAACGGAAGCTATGCAGATCCTAGTTGGATCACAAGTCTAGCAGGTAGTAAAGTTACTAATGCTGTGCTAACAACTTCAGTACAAGCAGACCCTGCCTGGTTAACTTCATTGGCTGTTAGCAAAGTTACTAATGCAGTATCGAGTGCTAGTACCTATGCAGATCCTAGCTGGATTACAAGTCTAGCAGGATCAAAATTATCTGGAACAGTAGTGGCAACAAACGGTGTAGTTACCTCTGGTACCTATGCAGATCCTGCATGGATTACAAGTCTAGCAGTATCAAAGTTAACCGGCACAATTATAGCAACGAACGGAGTTACTACTGTTGGCAGCTATGCAGATCCTAGCTGGATCACAAGTCTCGGTGAAACAAAAGTCCTACCAACTCAATCAGGCAGCAGTGGAAGATTTCTTACAACTAATGGAACATCTACTAGTTGGGCTACTGTCGATGCTACACCAACACAAACCGGTAACAGTGGCAAGTATTTAACTACTAATGGTACAGTACTTAGTTGGGGAACACCTAGCGGCACGATACCAACACAAACTGGTAATAGCGGAAAATATTTAACTACTGACGGCACTAACGCAAGTTGGGCAACAGTGGCTGGACTAGTATCTCGAACAACAGTGTCGGCTACCACTGCAAGTATAGCTAACAATGCCAATGCTAATGCAGATATTACTGGATTTAAATCCTATGCATTATTAAAAATTCAAACATCGGCAGCAGCCTGGGTCCGAATATATTCAGACGCCGCATCTAGAACTGCTGATGCATCGAGAGCATCTACTATCGATCCGTTACCTAGTGCCGGAGTTATTGCTGAAGTAATCACAACTAGTGCGCAGACAATTCTTATAAGTCCAGGAGCATTTGGGTTTAACAGTGAAAGTTCGCCTACTACAACTATCCCAGTAAACATTACAAATCTTTCCGGCGCTGCCGCGGCAATTACTGCTACATTAACAGTACTACAGTTGGAAGCATAATATGTCTGATACTCAAGAATATATTGTTACAGCAAATACTATGGACGATGCTACGTCTCTGCTTGACGATTTAGAAACTCCTGGCGGTGATCTCTATATTCCTGACAGAGCAGTAGAGGTAACTCAACGCAGGGAGATTAGTAGAAATACTCATTTCTTGTTAACTACTGAAGAAGCTGAACAGCTACGTAGCGATCCTAGAGTTATTGCTGTAGAATTAATGCCTAGTCTGCAAGGCATATCAGCAGTTCCTCATGGGATACGAACTAGCAATTTTGAAAAAAGTTCAACCATTGATGCCAACGATAAGAACTGGGGATTGCTCAGATGTACAGCAGGATCAAATTTAGCAACATGGGGAACTAATGGTTCTTTTACCCAAACAACACAAACAATTACTACTACTAGTTCTGGAAAAAATGTAGATGCTGTAATAGTTGATGCACACATAAATTTTAATCATCCAGAGTTTGCTGTAAATCCAGACGGTACTGGCGGATCTAGAGCTGTGCAATATGATTGGTTCCAGCATAGCGCCGCATTAGGATATGCTTCTACAGGAACATATAGTTATAGTGCTAGTTCAAGCAATCACGGAACACACACTACTGGCATTACTGCCGGAAATACTCAGGGCTGGGCAAGCGATGCAAATATTTACAATATGGAGTTTAACTATGCAGGCGGCAACGGCCCTCCCGGCTCCGCCGCTGACTGGTCTGTATTCATATTTGATTATATTAGAGCTTTTCACAACTCTAAACCAGTTAATTCTGCAACTGGGAAACGTAACCCAACAGTGACAAACAACAGCTGGGGATACTCATATAACAATATTGCTTTAAGTGGTATAACTAGTGTAACTTATAGAGGTACTACTACTGCACTGTCCGGCACTGATGCAGCCAAGCGAACGATTTTACAAGACAACGGAATCCCAGTTCCGGCCAGCACGTATCTATATGCAACCCCCGCAAGAAGTGCCGGGGTTGAAGCTGACATCCAAGATGCTATTGCAGACGGAGTTATTGTAGTAGCAAGTGCTGGAAATAGTTACTGGAATATGGCTACGTCGGATCTTGCAGATTATAATAATTCTTTTGTTGCTGGTGGATTTACATATTTTCCTACTCGAGGCTCTTCTCCAGGGTCAGCCGCTCAAGTAATTTGTGTAGGGTCAGCCGGCACAACTGTTTCAGAATATAAAAGTACTTTTAGCAACTATGGCAAGCGGGTTGATATATGGGCTCCGGGAAGTAATATTGTTTCCAGTTTTCGAGATTCAGCAGCCGCTACAGAATATGGAATTGTCCTTGCTAATGACACTAGAGATTCTGCGTATAAAATAGGAAGCATATCGGGAACTAGTATGGCAGGCCCGCAGGTAGCTGGATACTTAGCATGTTTATTAGAGCAATATCCTAATATGCGTCAATCAGAAGCACTGACTCATTTGATTACTAACTCAACAAAGAATCAAATTGGATCAACCGGCGGCCTTGCTGGCGATTACACATCACTAGGTGATAACTCAAATAACAGATATTTGTATTACCTAGCTGTGCGACCAGTAACGGGAACAGTTTCGCCAATGACTAGATACAAAGACCGACCCGCTACCGGCGCAATGTATCCGAGATTGAGAATACGAAGATATGGTTAATGCGATTAAACTAGCAGTTAATTATCATTGATAAATATAAGATAAAGAGAACATCACTATGCAGAGCAAAGACTTAACGGGAGTTCATATAGAAGGTCATATAAAGATCTTCGATCCCATTTCCAATGAAATTTATGTCAACAAACGTAATGCTATACACTATGAAAATATGAGTATAGCATTAGCTAACACGCTATCTAATAGTGGTAACGGCTTTGTTTACGAAATGGCATTTGGTAGTGGCGGAACTTCAGTAGATCCAACAGGTATTATCACATACCTAACACCAAACAGTTCGGGTGCAAATGCAAGTTTGTACAGTCAACAATTTAAAAAAGTTGTAGATGAACGCAGTAGTAATAATGTCGATCCTACACGTAACTATACAGAAGCTCGACATGTTACTGGCACAAACTATACAGATCTGTTTGTAACTTGTCTGTTGGATTACGGCGATGGAAATACCGCAGGTCAACAAGCATTTGACAATGCTACCTCAACAACAACCGGATTAGTATTTGATGAACTAGGGTTAAAAAGCTATAATGCATCTGGCACAGGCCTGTTATTGACTCATGTTATATTCCACCCTGTACAAAAATCATTAAATCGTTTAATACAAATTGATTATACAGTTCGTATTCAAAGTTTAACTGGCTTAGCAGGAGTATAATCTATGACTTATCAAGTTAGATTTACTGAAATTACTAATCCTAGCAAACCTGCGATAGTGGTCGCTGATCAAACATTGAATAATCAAACTTCAGTGACTCTTATCGGCAAAAATTATAAAGGGTTTGCTCCAGTCCTTGCTGAAAATCTTTTACACTTACTAGAAAATTTTGCAAGCCCATCAGATAACCCGCCTGCTAACCCAGTTCAAGGTCAGTTGTGGTATGATAATACTCTTAATTTTTTAAATGTATATGACGGCACCGCTTGGTCCGCCGCAGGTTCTTTAAAGAAATCAGGAGTAGCTCCTGAAGTGATTAGTAGTTCTAAAGGTGACTTGTGGGTTGATACAAATAATAGTCAACTATATCTATATTCAGGAAACAACTGGTTACTAGTAGGACCTCAATATAGTGCAGGAAAACAAACTGGCCCCATAGTAGAATCTATAGTTGACACTAATAATGTTACTCATAGTGTGATAAGTTTTTATGGTGCTTCCAGTAGCATAACTGATACTAATAATTATAGAGTAGCTATTATTAGTAAAGATACATTTACGCCTAAATCAATTGTTTCTGGGTTTCCATTCATTCGACAAGGCTTTAATTTATCATTAACTGACAGTAACAGCGAAACGTCTCCTAGTAAAATTTGGGGAACCTCAGAAAGAGCCGAAGCATTAGCAGTCAATGGTGTTAGCGTACTGGCTAGTAACTTTCTAAGAGGTGATGTGTCGAGTACAAGTACATCGTCACTTAATATTAGAGCAAATGCTGGACTTAGTATAGGTAGTGATCTAAGTTTTAACATAGGTGTTGACGGTACTTCTACAATATTTTATTCTAAAAACAACGGAGATGCAATTGATTTTAAGTTGAAATATAATTCAATAACTAAAACAGTAATGCGTATCGATGCTAGAACTAGAATAGGTATTGGAACTAACAATGCAGATCCCCTAGCAACTTTAGACGTTGCCGGCACAATTATTATCAAAGACGATGCTACTAAACCTGAACTAGGTAGATTGATTGTAAACGGAACATCAAATGTCGGTGATCTCAGCACAGGTCCGGGCGATCCCGGTGGTGCAAGTATTCAAACACTAGGCGGCTTGTCAGTAACAAAAAAATCTACTTTTGCTAACGATATTAATTTAACTGGCAAACTTTATATTACTACCGCAAACGGATCTTCAGCAATAATTCCAACTACTACACTACAGTATGATATCGGTGATACGAATCACCGATTTAGAAATATATATGCACAGGCGTTTGTCGGAGGATTTACAGGATCTTTTTCAGGTATATTAGATGGAAGTGTAACTGGGTCTGCCGGAAGATTAGCCAGCCCTACAACGTTTAAGCTTCAAGGCCAGCTGGATAGTAACGCTCAAGCGTTTGACGGACAAACAGTTAATGGTTCGTTAATTCTCACAACGACATTAAATGAAACTGCAATTTCTGCACAAACAGATGCCACGATACTCCGGGACAGCGATTACTTTTTATTCCAGCGAAAAGATATTGGTTTATTAAAGGTAACTAAAAAATCATTACAACAGAATTTACCAGTAATGCCAATCGGTGCAATCCTACCATTTGCTGGAATTACCCCGCCAGTTGGGTATGTTTTATGTGACGGAGCAGAAGTTTCTAAAACAACATACAAACTATTATATGATGTCATTGGAGATGTATACATAAGAGATATAGCACTTGAACCGTTGCAAGGCTACGGCACATTTAGATTGCCTGACCTAAGAGGTAGATTTGCACTAGGCAAAGACAGCATGAACAACGGAATAAGTGTACCAAGCAGATTAAATGTAGCTCAGAACGTACAAACAATCACTGCCCCTGCTGACAGAGTTACTGACGTTACTGCTGATAATATCGGCACCGGCACAGGCAAAGACACAGTTACATTATTAGTTAAAAATCTGCCAGATCACAAACACTACTATACTGTTCCTGGTACAGGTTATCAAACTACTATCAGCCCACAAGTTGCAGTAACTGGTGCTAGCGGTATAGATAAAACTGGTAGCGTGGCCGATTCAACCCAACTAGGCCAGGCGGTAAATATTATGAATCCGTACTTGACTATTAATTATATTATTTTTACTGGTAACTTACAATGAGCTATACGATAACCAAATCTAACGGAACAATCTTAACAGAATTAGTCGACGGTACGACCGATCAAGTTCACTCAAGTCTTACCTTAGTAGCTAAAAGTGCAAGTGCTTACGGCACTGCTCTTAATCAAAACTTTGTATACTTGTTGGAAAATTTTGCTAATTCAGTCCAACCAAGATCCCCAACTGTTGGTCAGCTTTGGTTTGATACCACACAAAATAGATTAAAAGTATATGATGGTGTTAATTTTAAAGTTAGCGGCGGCACTATCGTGTCTGCTTCTTCCCCTAGCGGAATTAATGCAGGCGATATTTGGATTGATAGTAATAACGGACAACTACGATTTAACGATGGTACATCGACTAAACTAGCAGGCCCTGTTTATACAGCGGCCCAAGGTCTATCAGGATTTGTTGTAGACAGTGTTATTGGCACTGACCAACTCACTCATACTATTGCAAGTCTGTTCGTTGGTCAAACACTATTAGGTATTTGGAGTAATACTGAATTTACTCCAAGCACTGCAATATCTCAATATACTGGTACAATATATGTTGGATTTAATGCAAGTACATTTAGCGGAGTCAAATTAAGATCACCAGTTTCACAAGCTGACACATTATTGGCCGCAGATGGATCTAGTAAAACAGCAGAAAATTTTATATCAACTACTGACGATTCGGCCACAGCCGGAACACTTACTATCAATAATGCCACTCCGTTAATATTAGGTGAAAGTGGAAATACTGAGATAAATGCATCAGCAATTTTATTTAATATTAAGTCAAACACATCTGGTCAAAATTTTAAAATTACCACTAGAAACGGATCAACATCTCAAACAGCACTATTTGTTGACGCAACTAATAATTATATCGGACTTTTTAATTCAGCACCAACTGCAACACTACATGTAGGAACAGTTGCAACTCCAGGTAGTGTTATAATCGAAGGTAATTTAACAGTTAACGGTGTTACAACAACTATTAATTCAACAACTATTAGTATTGATGATAAAAATATTGAATTAGGTAGTGTCGCTAGTCCAACTGATTCAACTGCCAATGGCGGTGGCTTTACCCTTAAAGGTACAACAGATAAAACGTTTACATGGGTAAATGGTGGAGCATACTGGAATAGTTCAGAACACGTAAATCTAGTAGCAAGCAAGGGTTATAAGATTAACGGTACGACCATATTAGAAGCAGGTATTCTTGGGCCTACTATACTTACTAGTAGTTTAACTAGTGTTGGTACGCTAACATCTTTAAACATAACTAATCTATCAATAACTGCTGATCTAAGCGGAAATGTAACATTAGCAAATAGCACACCAGCATTTGCGGATGGGAATATAGTCCTAGATCCTAAAGGTGCAGGTGTTGTTAACGTAAGTAGTTCTAAAATAAGTAACTTAGCTGATCCTGCCTCTGCGCAAGATGCCGCTACTAAAAAATATGTAGACACACGGTCTGTAGCTATAAGTTTAACAACTACCGGACTATCTAACGCTCAAATTGCAACAACATACCTAGCTAAATTGTTCCCAAATACCGAATGGTCGAACGATTCTATCTGTAGGGCAGTGTGTACAGACGGCGCAGGAACAGCAATTAGGAAGTTTATAATGCAAACCGGCGTCTGGGTCTATCAGAATGACCTGTAACCTACTAGAAATTTAAGATATAACAGCATAAATATATAAGAATAAGGAACTGAGCCAGATGTCATACACCATAAATAGATATAGCGGGACACAAATTACAGTAGTAGCTGATGGCACTATTGATAGTACCCTTGATATTAAGTTAATCGGTAAGAATTACGCAGGATACGGTGAAGTACAAAATGAAAATTTTGTAGCTTTGCTAGAAAACTTCGCTAATACTACACAACCACCAAAACCACTTTCAGGCCAAGTTTGGTTTGATAGTGCAAATAGCAAATTAAAATTCTTCGACGGCAATAAATTCCGTACAACTGGTGGAGCAGAAACTGGAGCGACCCGCCCGACTGGGCTAACACTTGGTGATTTCTGGTTTGATACTGTTAATAATCAACTTAATGCATGGAACGGTACTGATTATACCCTAGTTGGACCTCAAGTTGCCGCAGGATATTCGACTACACAAGTTAGATCTAGAACTGTGCGAGCATTAAATGGTAGCACATCTCCGATTGTTGAAGCATTAGTAGGTAACACTACGTTATTTGTAGTCAGTAATGTAGACGTCAACCCAATAGACGGTGGTATTGAAACTGGATTAACTGCTTCGGGATTTACTAAACTACATAGAGGCATAACACTTGCATCTACAAATAACGATTCACAACCAGGACAAACTACCGATGGTACAAGATTTTGGGGCACTGCTACTAATTCTGATAGATTGGGTGGATTTGCTTCCGCTGATTTTGTAAAATCTAATAGTGCGGGATTTACTAATTTAGTTAATTTCGCTGATGTAGGTTATACTGTTGGTAGTCCTGTAGCAAGATTACATGTGTTTAATGAAAGCAATCTAAACCCGGTAATAGAAAATCAATCAAACAACCAGATCCAGTTTAGAACAAGAAACTCAATAACAGAAGCTGTGTACAAGCCGATGACATTGTTGGGTCCAGATATACTTCCGGGACAAGATGCTACATCTAATCTTGGTTCTGCTACAGTAAAGTTTGTAACAATTTACGGAGCAAATTTTACTGGAACTTCAGCAAAAGCTGATACATTGTTGTTGGGAAGTAATTATGTTTCGGCCAGTACTGCATCGTCAGCTAGTACCATTGTTGCTAGAGATTCTAGTCAGAATATTGCTGCCAACTTATTCAGCGGTACTGCTACTGCGGCACAATATGCTGACTTAGCAGAAAAATATCTAGCTGATAAAGATTACGAAGTTGGTACAGTAGTATCAGTAGGCGGTGAAAAAGAAGTTACTGCTTGCCAAACAAATGACCGTGCAGTCGGTGTAGTCAGTGCCAACCCTGCATTTATGATGAATAAAGATCTAGTAGGCGGCACGTATATCGCACTTAAAGGTCGAGTTCCAGTTAAGGTATTTGGCCAAGTTGCCAAGGGCGATCGTATGCGAGCATTTAAAGACGGTTCAGCTATTTCGATAGCTGATGATTATACTAACTCGGATGTGGTCTTTGCGATTGCTTTAGAATCAAGTGATGATGCTGGAATCAAACTTATTGAATGTATAGTGTTATAACTATAAATAAACAGAACTTAAAAGAGGACAATTATGACTGTAGGTGTAGGTAATCAAATTCAAACTGCTGAATATATTGCAATACAATCTGTAATTGCACCAATTCTGGGCATCGGCTCTGGCCAGACTGGTTACGGACAAACAGTTCGCAGTTCATCTGCAGGTGTCGTGCAATACAGCAAAATCACATCACAACAATGGACAAACTTAAGAAACGATATTGTTGCCACCCGCCAGCATCAAAACGGTCTTACTATCTTGGATAAAACACTAGGTGATCCTGGATATATTGCACTTCAAAGTTTGAAAATTCCTACTACTGACACAACAATTAAAGAACAGGATCGCGCGGCATATCTAGCATTGGCCAATCAATGTGTTACTGACAAATCACTAGTTGATGCCGCACAACAAATTTCAACTGATTTATTGAATCCAACAGGAGCAACTGCCAACGGCATTAGAACTGCAACATGGAATACTACAATCAGTCATACTGTAACAGTGACCTTTCCTCCAACTGCCGCACAAGTTACAGCTGGACTCAATCAATTAGATGTTGCAAGATTTTTCTTTAATACTGGCGGAAAGATTCAATTCAGTGCTGCCCGCTGGGATCTCTTGGATAAAACTGGTGCAGGAACACCTGGTACAAAAAATTATTCTTGGAATCAGCTGTTAGTCAACTCAGGTATTATTAGTTTTGGTGCTACTGCAACTACCAAAGTCGGTAACGGAACTATTAATGCTGATACTGCACAGATTGGATACTATAATCTACTTGCAAGTACTGGTATAGAGTATCAACAGTATATAAACGCATACACAGTCGGCCTAGATTTTTATCAGCCGAACGAATGGCGAATTTTTGCAAAAGCTAATAGTGACGGCTCATTGACATTTAGAATGGTGTTCAACGACCTTGCAACTGTAACTGGCCACAGTCCTGTTTTTGGTATTGACGAAGCAGTGACCGGCGTAACATTTAGCTTTGTTAAAGCATTGTACTGCTCGGGCAATACTAATGTTATAGTTCCAGCCCCTGTTGCTACTACTACTGCGCTCTAAAATCAATCACCTAAATCGTTGACTTGATAATTAAAGTAGTGTATACTTTGTACATTACTCGAGAGATTATCAATGGACGAAAAAATTCAAAAAGCCTTTTCGGTTGCCAATTATATGGCAACTTTATCAAACCAGAAAAGAATTCTGCTAGAAGAATATACCCAAAAATTAGTCTACTATACCAATGGTGCAACATTTAAAGTATCAGAAGAACTAATTGCATTTACTAAACTAGTTCTTGACCTCGGGTACACCGCCGATGTTCCGTTTATCGATAGTAATAATCTCCCAATAGTTATCAATGATGTCCAGGATTTTCTTGACAATCTAGTATCTGTGTATTTTGAAGCAGTGAATGAATATTCTGTAAAATATGCAGAAATTAAAAATAAAAGAAAAATTGAGGATATAGTTAGTCTATGACCGTTGGTGCAATAATATTTGCTCAAAACAATGGCGGCATTGATTATGTTAAATTGGCAAACTTCGCCGCCTCTAAAGTTAAACAGCATCTAGGCATACCGGTTAGTTTAATAACTGATAGCAGTAAATGGTTATTATCAAACTTTCCAGAACATAACTTCGATCAAGTAATTGATCTTCCTAAAGATACAAATAATCAAACTAAAAAATTTAGTGACGGTAAACTGTCATCTAAAATGTTAGAATGGAAAAATCTTTCAAGAAACCAAGTATATAATTTAACACCTTATGATAAAACATTGGTATTAGACAGTGATTATATATTAAATTCAGATGTGTTAAAACCTGCGTTAGACCTTGATCACGATTTTCAAATTTATCAAAATAGTTTTGATCTTGCACTGGGTAGAGACTCAGTTGAATTTAAAACTATAAATCAATACAGTATTCCGTTTTTCTGGGCTACAGTTTTTATATTTCAAAAAACTCCATTAACTGAAGTGTTTTTTAATCTAATAGATTATATCAAATCTAACTGGACATATTACAGAACATTATATACAATTGAATCCCCTATATTCAGAAACGATTTTGCTTTTAGCATTGCCATGCACATCATATCAGGCAACACTACAAACAGCTTTTCTATAGCATTACCGGGAACAATGACATACACAGCTGACACTGATATACTAGTCACTGCCGAGGGCAATAGTATGCAGTTTTTAGTTGAAAAGAAAAATTATCCCGGAGAGTATCTAATGTCAAAAACATCAGGACTGGACATTCATGTTATGAACAAATATAGTCTTGTGCGATTTATCGACGGAGGTTGTGGTGTCTAAAGGATTTGTAGTTCTTGCACAAAATAATAAAACAGTTGACTACGTTACTCAGGCATATGCTCTGGCATTGAGTATTAAAGCAAGCCAACTTGAATATAATTCGATCAGTTTGATAACTAACGATCCAGTGCCAAAAAAATATCAAAAGATTTTTGATCAAATTATTCCTATTCCGTTTAATGATGATGCAGGAAATACAGAATGGAAGGTTGAGAATCGATGGAAAATATTCCATGCAACACCCTATGATGAAACTATAGTGCTTGATACAGACATGCTAATGTTAGAAGATATTTCCAGCTGGTGGGAGTACTGTAGCAACTATGATATTAAATTTTGTTCACGTATTAAAAATTACAAAATGGATATTGTAGAAGATAAAGTACATAGAAAAGCATTTATAGCAAACAACTTACCCAATGTGTACTTTGCGTTACACTATTTTAAAAAGTCTGATACAGCATACAATTTTTATAAAGTATTGGAATTCGTATGTAATAACTGGGAATGGAGTTATGATCATTTTGCTATAAAAGAGTATCAGAAATGGTTGAGTATGGATTTAACAGCAGCCATCGTAGTCGATATGATGGGATTAACAGAAACAGCTCTAGACAAAAATAGTCCACTGGAATTCATACACATGAAAGTTCCGCTATTAGGTTGGTCCACTGGTACAGTTAATTGGAGCAGTACTGTGCCTGTTAATTTAACCAGTACCGGCCATCTTGAAGTTGCTAATATACGTCAACATAAATTATTTCATTATGTTGAAAAAGACTTTATTACGAAGTCTATTTTGAAAAAATTAGAGGCAGCGGCAAATGACTAAAGTTCAAAAATTTTATGCAAACTACCTTGAGGATACTAGACAGATTTATGGTATTTCAAATCATAAATCTTCAGATATCAGCATTGAAATCACACGTACTGAGTTTTTAGATTTTATTACCGGCGTAAAAGATTTTCACAATTATACTATAAGCAAAAAAAGTTTAGTGAAGTGTAGTGAAGCAATTGCTGAACCCTCCAATAGTATATTTTTCTTAATCAACGAAAAACCTAAAAAACAAACTGAATTGATAGTGGATTGGAATTTGAATACCAAGTCTTGGACATTTTCAATATCGAATGACTGCAAATCCCCTACTGTTGATAGAGTATCTCCTCAAGCATTATTTTTTGTTGTATCAAAAGAAAATTTCAATCTCCTGTTTAAAACTATAATTATTAATATTGCTGATCTAGATGTCGGCCCGGTAACTGTACCGTTTTCTACAGAAGTTGAACATACTCTATCTAATATAGAGCTAGCAACACGATTTACATTTAAGTCTTACGGATTAAACATTTATGATTAAGATTATTGAACAAGACATCATATTTCTCAGCTATGACGAACCCAATGCTGAAAAAAACTACGCTAAATTATTAGAAATATTTCCATGGGCAAAGCGTGTACACGGAGTCAAGGGTAGCGATGCCGCACATAAAGCCTGTGCCAAACTAAGCGAAACAGAATATTTTGTTACTGTAGATGCTGACAATATTGTAGATCCCAAGTTCTTAGAAGTAGAAATAGACCTAGACGCACTTGGATTAACTAGTGAAAATGTGTTCAGTTGGTGTGGCAAGGTTTATGTAAACGGACTTATGTACGGCAACGGCGGCCTTAAATTGTGGACACGTAAATTTGTCAACGAAATGCGTACACATGAAAATAGTGATCCAGAGGATAAAAAAGGTCTTGTAGAGTTTTGTTTTGACGATAGATATTATCAATTCAATGAAAACTACAGCGAGAGCTTTACTAACGAAACTCCGTTTCAAGCATGGAGAGCAGGATTCCGTGAAGGTGTAAAGATGAGCTTAGATCAAGGTGCCAAGGTTAATAATTTAAGTAAAATTTGGTGGCAAAATTATCAACGTTTACTTATATGGTGCAATATTGGCGCTGATGTAAAGAACGGTTTATGGAGTATATATGGAGCTCGCGAAGGTGCATATTTGACCAATTGTACTGATTGGGACTATGCCAATGTTCGTGACTTCCAATGGCTTACAAATGAGTGGGAACTCAAATACAGTCGAGTAACAGAAAAAATGCTACCTTATGAGATAATGGGACTAGGCGAAACACTTGCCCACGAATGTGGTCTAGAATTATTTGATCCTAATGAAATGACCAGTAAGTTCTTTAAGAAAGTATACAGTAACAGCCCAAGGATTATACGTAGACGTGTTTGATATTATTTTTATTAGTTATAACGAGCCCAACGCCGAAGAAAATTTTAGTCGTTTAAAATTGAGATTCCCGTTGGTAAAACGTGTTGATGGCATCAAAGGTATACATCAAGCACACATCGCCGCCGCAAAGAAATCATTTACTAGAATGTTTTGGGTAGTAGATGGAGATGCTGAAGTACTAGATACATTCAATTTTGATTATAAGCCAGCTGATTTAGAAATGGTACATGTGTGGAGTAGTCGTAATCCTATTAATGGACTAGAGTACGGTAACGGAGGTATTAAATTACTGCCCCAGAAACTAACGATTAACATGGATATAACTAATATAGACATGACCACTAGCATCAGTAGTAAGTTTAAAGCAGTGCCGGAAATCAGCAACATCACAGTGTTTAATACAGATGCGTTCAACACTTGGCGTAGCGCATTTAGAGAGTGCTGTAAACTATCTAGTAAAACAATTAACGGCCAAGTTATACACGAAACTGAACAGCGCCTTGATGTTTGGTGTACGCTTAACGATAGCGTTCAATATGGGTTTTATGCCTATTCAGGCGCACTCGCCGGCAGAGCATACGGAGAAAAAAATGCCTCCAATAAGGAGGCATTATTTAAGATAAATGATTTTACTTGGCTAGAAGCTCTGTGGCTAACGGAAAAATCTCAGCTATCACTTTAGCACAAGCAATGGCAACTTCTTGGTGCTCTTTCTGTGTGCCATTAGCACTACGTAATTCAATAAAATGAATCCAACTGCGCAGTGTGCCATTCATATATAAACGACTTTCTATCATACCTTCTGGCAATACAGCACGAGCTTGCTCTTTAGCAATACCATTATCAATGGCCCATGTGTATGCTTCGATAGCGGCGAGTTTAACACGCTTCTGCGCATTTTCCCAATCCATTGCTAGCTTGCGTGACTTGGGATTATCTAACACAACTTCTATTGAGTTTTGTCTATTTTTGGGATCTTGTAACCGTGCTTCTCTAAGTACAAATGACAAGTCTTTAGTAGGATCAGCATATCGTTGGCTGAACTCTTGGAAACTGAAACTTCTGTGTCGCAGGATTTGTCGGGCAATATCTCGGGTTGTTGTAATTTCGATACAGGCACTGACCATTTCGAGTGGGCTCCAGTGTTGGTGTTTGACCAAGTACTTGATGAGTTTTTCTGATGTGTCTGTGT